GGGCGAGGAAGGCCCGGCGTTTTTTTGCTTATAAAATGAAAAAATTTTGGCATTTCGTTACGGAAGCCATCATAAAAAGATTACAAGGCTCTGCCATAAAGATAGTTTTTCACTCCTTTTGCTATCTTTGTGGCATTTTTTAATATGCGAAAGGAAAATTCTATTGACTACAATTAAGAAAAATATATCTGAACTGAAACCAGCAGAGTATAATCCAAGGATTAAACTTGAACCTGGTGATATTGAATATGAGCGACTGAAAAGAAGCATTGAAACATTCGGATATGTTGATCCTATTATCATAAATTCAGATGGTACTATTATCGGTGGCCACCAGAGATATAATGTTCTACTGGATTTAGGTTACACAGAAATTGATGTAGTTCAGGTTGATATGACCAAAGAGCAGGAGAAAGCATTTAATATTGCCCTTAATAAAATTGGTGGCGATTGGGATAATGAAAAATTAAAAGACCTGCTAAAAGAATTAGACCTGGGCGATATTGATATGACATTGACAGGTTTCACGCACAATGAACTGGATGACCTTATTGAAGGTTTAGAAATCCCTGATGTTGCTAATGATGATGACTTTGATGTTGCCGAAGCATTTGACAACATTGAAAAACCGAGAACAGTAATTGGTGATATTTGGATTTTAGGAAATCACAGACTTATGTGTGGTGACTCCACCAGTGAAGCAGATGTATCGAAGCTGATGGACGGTGAACAGGTTGACCTTGTTATAACAGACCCACCATACAATGTGAATTATGGTGATAAAGCTGAATACTTGGAAGATTACCTTGGAAAAGGCCATAGAAACACAAGCACCATTAAAAACGATAACATGGATGCAGTAAGTTTTTATAATTTTCTTTATGATACATATAAGCAAGCATACAGAGTTATGAAGCCTGGTGCTGCTATCTATGTGTTCCATTCCGAATCAGAAGGTGTTGCTTTCCGTCAGGCATTTATAGATGCAGGTTTAAAACTTGCACAGTGCTTAATCTGGGAAAAGAACACATTTGTGCTTGGAAGACAGGACTACCAGTGGAAGCACGAACCAATCTTATATGGTTGGAAAGAAGGTGCAGCACACTATTTCATTGATGATAGATCACAAGACACTGTGATTATTATGGATGATGAAATAGATTTTAAAAATATGAAAAAGCAGGAGCTTGTCGCTTATATTGATGAGCTTCGCAGATATTTAAAAGATAAGACAACTATTTTATATGAGAATAAGCCAACAAAGAATGATGTTCATCCGACCATGAAACCTGTTCCACTTGTTGGTAAACTGATGAAAAATTCAAGTAAGATAGGACAGAAAGAAAAAGTCCTGGATTTATTTGGTGGTAGTGGTTCTACATTAATGGCTGCAGAGCAACTACATAGAAAGGCTTATGTTATGGAGCTTGACGAAAAATTCTGTGATGTGATTATTGAGAGATGGGAGAAATACACAGGGCAGAAAGCCATTAAATTATAATAAGGAGAAATAGACCATAACCTAATGTAGAGTTAATGAGTAGCAACAGTAAGACCAAGAAAATTTTAGGGGGGGTAGCGTTGCCAATGTCTAACGGTAAACTACAGCAACAAGGTGCCTGTTATAGAGTTGAGGTTATTGCTCAATTGTTTGGAGTTACAGTCCGTAGAATACAGCAGCTAACACAGGAAGGAATACTTCCTACTATCGAAACTAAGGACGGACGAAGATATGAACTTGTACCTACTATTCAGAAATATGTTGAATATTTAAAAGACAAGGCATATGGTAAAAGCAAGAACGAAGCTGAAAGCGAACTTAAGCAAAGGAAGTTAGAAGCAGAAATTGAACTAAAACAATTTCAATCTGAATACAAAAAAATCCAAAACGATATATCGTCAGGAAAATATATCAGCATTGATGAAGTTGAAAGTGATTATCGTACATTTTTTAATACATTTAAAAAATTTGCTTTAAGTATTCCTCCTAAGTTGTCTATTCGATTGGTAGGGTTGATTACAGACCAATCAGAAATAAGGTCAATAGAAAGTGAACTAAATGATGATATAGTAACACTACTTACAGGATTTGTTGTTGCCGGACAATCAGCAGATGCAGAGATGATAAAGGAACAAAGTAAGAGTGGCAGAAAAAAGAGTAAGCCTAAGAACAAGAAAGTTTAAAACTAAATCTTATATTCTTAATGCTCTTGATGCGTTAAGGCCACCGGAAAAACTCACTGTATCTGAATGGGCAGAGAAACACAGAATACTCGATAGCAAGACTTCTGCTCGCCCCGGCCCTTGGCAGAATTCATCAACTCCATACCTTAAGGGGGTTATGGATGAACTTAATAATTATAACACCGAAGAAATAGTCTTTGTTAAACCAACGCAAGTTGGCGGTACAGAGGCTATTATTAATATGCTTGGATATGTTATATGTCAGGATCCAGCACCGGCAATGATTGTTTATCCTACTGATGAGTTGGCGACATCAATTTCAAAGAATAGACTTAATCCAATGATAGTTAATAGTCCTGCTGTTAGGAAACATTATAAAGAATTAGAATCCAGTAAGTTAGAATTGCAATTTGATGATATGTACTTAAGCCTTGTAGGTTCTAATTCTCCATCAGGGCTTGCTTCTAAGCCTATTAGATTTTTGTTTCTTGACGAAGTTGACAAATTTCCGGGTGCAAGTAAGAAAGAAGCTGACCCTGTATCACTTGCCAAAGAAAGAACAAAAACCTTCCACAATAGAAAAATTGTAATGGCATCAACTCCTACACTTAAGAGTAATCACATATGGGAAGCATTAGAGGATGCAGATATTGAAAAGCACTATTTTATGCCTTGTCCATATTGTGGACAATATATTGAATTTAAATTTTCTAATTTGAAATTTCCTGATGAAGAATTATCAAATGCAGATAGAGCTTCAAGAGCTTTTTATAGTTGTCAAGAATGCGGATGTGTAATTAATGACAGAGATAAGCAGGTAATGTTACAACGAGGAGAATGGAGGACGGTTAGACAGAACACCACATTAACCAAGAAGGTGGCGTTCTGGATGAACACCCTGTATAGTCCATTCGTCAGATTTTCAGAAGTTGCTCTTGAATTTTTAGATAGCAAAAAAGACAGTGAGAAGTTTCAGAACTTTGTTAATTCCTGGTTGGCAGAGCCTTGGGAAGATACAAACCTTAAAACTTCCGTTGACTTAGTAATGAAAAGACAGACGGAATTGCCAGAAACGGTTGTGCCGGAATGGGCAAAAATGCTTGTAGGTGGTGTGGATGTTCAGGAAAATTGCTTGTATTTTTCTATTCGTGCTTTTGGTGACTATATCACATCACAGAATATCCTGCATAGACAAGTATTGTCCTTCCAGGATATAGAAAGTTATATGAATTTAGAATACGAAAAAACAAGCGGTGAAAAGATGGTTGTTGATTTATGTTTAGTTGACTCAGGTTTTAACACCGATGCAACATATGACTTCTGTGCTAATAACTCCGATTGGGCATTACCGGTTAAAGGTTCATCAGGTTCTATGAGTTCACACTATAAATTGTCTAAAGTAAACAGACTAAATTCAAAGTTTGACGGAATAGATCTTGTATTAGTTGACGGTGGAAAGTACAAGGATATGATAGCCGGACGCATGAAAAAGGAAAACGGTTCGGGGTCATGGATGGTACATAAGGATTGTGATGAAGAATATGCACAGCAAGTCACAGCGGAACACAAGGTTAATGTTAAAACTAATAATGGCAGAGAAAAAACAGAATGGAGATTGAAAAAATCTCATGGAGATAACCATTATTTAGATACAGAGGTGTATTGCCTGGCTGCCGCCGATTTGCTTGGTGTGAGGTCTTTGCATTTACAGACCGAGGAACAATCTAAACCTAAAAACGATATACAACAAGAAGAACCAGAAGAAAGCTGGATTAAGCAAAATGAAAGTTGGTTATAAAAATGGCTTATACAAAAAAGGAAATGTTGCAGGAGATTGATAATGCAATATATGCAGTTGCAGTCGGTGGACAGAGTTATAAGATAGGTTCTCGTTCATTAACTCGTGCTAACTTGACAGAACTGAGAAATATGAGGGCTGAACTTGCATGTGAAATAGCTTCAGAACAGAGTGATAGTCCGTTACTTGACGGAACAGTGGTAGCCTTCTTTGATGGGAGATAAATTATGAATGCGTTAGATAAAGTTATTTCTATTATATCACCTAAAAAAGGGGCAGAGAGAATAGCCTATCGTAATGCTATCAGTGAATTAACAGGTAATTATGATGTAGGCAATTCATCAAGACTTAATGCAAATTGGCGTGTAGTTAATGAGTCCGGCGAATTTACGGATAGAGCAAGCAGGAATATTGTAAGGGCAAGGGCTCGTGACCTTGAACGGAACTCCGACATTATGAATGCAAACATTAATGCATTTGTAAGAAACATAATAGGCAAAGGCAGAACGCTACAGGCTCAAACGGATAATGATGATATTAATAAAGCCGTTGAAAAATTGTGGAAAACTTGGTGCAAAGCAAGAAATTGTGATGTGTCAGGTCAACAGAATTTCAATCAGATATTAAGAACAGCGGTAAGAAGAAAGATTGTTGATGGTGGCGTCCTTTTTGTTAAGAGATATACCAAAAATGGGGTTGTACCATTTCAGTTACAGATGTTAGAGGTTGATGAGCTTGACGAAACAAGAACAATACCAAAACACAAAAACAATAAAGTAGTTGGAGGTATTGAATATAACAATTATAATCGTCCGGTAGGCTACTATTTCCGCAAATACAGTATTGATGGAATTGAAATAATTGGTGATTCTGAATTTGTCAAAGCTGATGATGTTATATTCTACTATTCCAAAAAAAGATTTTCACAAATAAGAGAAATGCCGGAAATGACTCCAACAATGAAGAGAATAAGAGATACCAATGAATTTATGACGGCGGTGTCACTTAAAGAAAGAATTCAGGCCTGTTTCTCCGTTTTCATTAAGAAGCAGCTTCCTCAAACTGCCGGCATAGGACGAAATAATAATAATCATAATGTAGAAAGAGAGAGCTACCAGGGCAAGATGTTAAGCCCCGGTATGATCAAGGAACTCAATGCCGGTGATGAGGTTCAGGTTGTTAATCCAACTGGTCAAGCTGCTGATGCAGTAAGTTTTATAAAACTTAATCAGAGGTTGATAGGTGCCGGTAACGGTTTAAGTTATGAAGCAACAAGCCGGGATATGTCCCAGAGCAATTACTCTTCCGCTCGCCAAGGATTAATTGAAGATAGTGAAACATTTGCAGAGGACAACGAATTGATTGAATCTGTAATGGATGAAATTTACGAAACTTTCTTCATTTCCTGTATTCTATCCGGGAAAATAGTTGTTAAAGATTTTTGGGATAAAAAAGAACTATATTTTGAACACAACTGGGTGAAAATTCCAAAGCCTTGGATTGACCCGGTCAAGGAAAGTAACGCAAATAAAACTGCTTATGATATAGGCCAAAAAACATTCAAGGATCTTGCTGCTGAAAGCGGTAAAGATTGGAGAAGAGCTATTGATGATATGGCAGAGGTTAATGAATATGCCAAAACAAAGGGCGTTGAGTTAGGGGGTGAGAATAATGGAAGTAAGAAATGAAAAAGAGAAAAACAGATTGACTCGTTCTTTTAATGGTCAGATTAGAGCCAAAGAGGGTGAAGATAGAACAGTCGAACTTAGTTTTAGTTCTGAAGAACCATATATGCGTTGGTTCGGACTGGAGATATTAGACCATTCTGAAGGTGCTGTTGACCTTACAAGACTAAATGATATAGGTTGTATGCTATTTAATCATAACAGCAATAAGGTTGTTGGAAAGGTTATGAAAGCGTGGGTTGAGGGCAATAGGTGTAAGGCAGAAGTCAGATTTGATAAAGACGAAGATTCTGACATCATATATCAAAAAGTTCTTACCAAAACATTGCAGGGTGTTTCAGTAGGTTATGATGTTCTGTCATGGGAGGATGTTAGTGCTAATGCAACATCAAGTGACGGAAAGTATAAAGGACCTTGTTCAATAGCAAGAGTCTGGGAGCCTTATGAAATATCAATAGTATCTATCCCTGCCGATGCAACAGTTGGTGTCGGTAGAAGCAGAGAAGAAAATAAGACGAAAACTGCAATCATTGATGATAAAGACATCTATGAAAGGCAGTTTCAAATAAATCTAAATTCATAACAGGAGGTAAAGCTATGAACAGGAAAAAGATTTTAGCAAGACAGCAGGAGCTGCTTGACCTTGCAAAAAGAGAAAATCGTTCATTAACTGATGAAGAGAAAAAAGAATTTGATACCCTTACAGGTCAGTTAAGAGCGTTAGCACCTAATTCTTCTGAATCAGAAAACAACGGAGAAAATGGTGGTGCTACACCAAAAGAGCCAACAACAGAGGAAAGACAGGCTATTGTCACAGCTGAAAGGAGCAGAATTAATACCATTACTGAAATGTGTAGAAATTTTGATATTCCGGACACTATGATGAGAAGTATGATTGATGATGGTGCAAGTGAAGATGAAGCAAGAACACAAGTTATGGACCATCTTCAGAAGTCAAGACAGCCGCTCCCTTCAGGTGTTGAAGTGACAGAAAGTGCCGAGGATAAATTCAGAAGAGCCGCTGTAGACGGTATGCTTCAGAGAGGTAATATTCCACTTGACAAGCCTGCAGAGGGTTCAAATGAATTCAGAGCAATGTCGCTCAAGAGCCTTGCTGTTGAATGTCTGTCACGAGATGGCGAGGGTGATGTAAGAAGTCTTATCAGAATGAATGATGATGCCTTGTTTGCCAGGCTGATGAGAAGCTTCTACAATCCAACATCTTCATTCCCGGCTATCATGGATCAGGCTATCAACAAGTCTTACATTGAAATGTACAATCACACCACTACCAACTTTGAGAAAATCACAACAAAGGGAACATTAACAGACTTCAAGAAGGCTGATAACTACTACTTGAGTGGCCCGGTTGGTGAATTCCTTGAAGTGCCTGAGAACGGTGAGCTTAAAGCTGATACAGTCAGCGATAAGGCAAGACCACAGCGTCAGCTCAAGACATATGGCCGTCAGTTCTCAATGTCAAGACAAGCATTTATCAATGATGACATTGGTCTACTCACAAGGGTCCCAGGTAAGTATGCAGTATCAGCCAAGAAGACTATCAACAAACAGGTATTTAAAATCCTTATTGATAACCCTAAAATTTATGACAATGAAAATTTGTTCGGCACAAAGCATGGTAACCTCGTAACAAAGGGTACTTCAGTAACAGCCGAATCACTATGTTCAATGATTACCGCAATGGGTACACAGGCTGACGATTTTGGTGAGCCAATCATCATTAATCCGGCAATTCTACTTGTTCCGGTTGGATATGGATTTGAAATTTCTAAACTATTCCTGTCACCAACTATCAACACAACAGATAACACTCAGGCATACAATCCCCTTTATGAATATAAGGATAAGATTGAAATTGTTGAAGATCCAACTATCAACGCTCTATGTGGAGGTTCCGGCAAGGTAATGCCTTGGTTCTTATTCGCAAATCAGAATGACTGCACAGGCATTGAAGTGGATTATCTCAATGGACAGGAAACACCAACAATTCGCAGAAGTGAAAAGCCCGGTACTCTCGGTTTTGTATGGGATGTATATCTTGACTGGGGTGTATCTGTAATGGATTACAGAGGTATCTTTAAGAACCCCGGTGTGGCCGTTACAACAAAACTTTAATCAAGGAGGTTATTAAATTATGTTAGCAAATTTTTGGCATAAAGGTGAATCTATTGATTATAACAACCCTACTAATAAAGTTATTCCTGCTAACACTGTTGTTGCAGTGGGTAATAGAGTAGGCGTAGCAGGTACAGAAATTGCTCCAGGTGCAAAGGGCTCACTTGTTGTTGAGGGTGTATTCATTCTTGACAAGAAAACATCAAGTGAAGAAATTGAACTTGGTGTAGAAGTATATCTTGATGGCGAAGGTGTTACAGCAACAAAGCCTGAAGGTTCAGATATTGTTGCAGGTTGGGTAGTTGAGTCTTCAACAGCAACAGATACAACAGTAAAGGTTAAGATTGGCTGATACAAATGAGCAAATTCAAGGATGTTATTAACAGTGATGTCAACAATGTTTTTTTAAATAGAGAAGAATTTTCTGATGAACATACAATCAACGGAAAAACAATGACTATCCAAATAGACGATAACGAAGCCATAGAAAGACAACTTCGAGCCAATCAGAACACAGGAGTATATACAAGGCAACTTGTTATATATGTGTCAGCTGAAAAATTCGGAGAAATGCCATTTATAGGACAAGTTATAAATTTAGATGGAATAGTATATAGAGCTGTTGATGTTAGTAGTGAATCAGGAATATTTGCTATCACTATTGAAAGAAACAAGTCAGCGAGGAATAAGGTACAGTGATTTATTTTGAAATTGATAAAAATGCAGAACAGCAAATATACAGAAAGTTATCAGGATTAAAAAATGGAACTCCTGTAGTTTTGCGAAATGCAATTAATAACACTGCTAAAGAAGCACGAAATCTCTTATTTGATAGAGCTCAAAAAGTTTACACAGTAAAAAAAGGTAGATTTAATAAAGCAGCCACTATCAAGAGAGCGAATGCTTATAATCTTACAGCTGTTATTAATATCAAAGGCTCAACATTAGAGCTTAAAGATTTCAAAACTTCACCAGCTACACCACCTAAAAATTTTAAACTTGGTAGACAAACTAAAGCAAAAGTCAAATCCAGCAATCCCATGAAAAACCTTGAGATTGCTGGTATTAAAGCTTTTATTGTTAAATTTGCGAACGGACATGTATCTGTTGCACAAAGAAGAAGCAGTAATAGATTGCCTATTAAGACTTTATTCTCTACTTCTATACCTAAAATGATAGGTGATGAAAAAGAAGTATATGGTGTTGTTGAACCTAAAATCACTACAATCTATAACAAAGAAGTTCAAAAAGCGTTAGAGAAATATATAGCAAAAAATGTAAGGTGAGTGTGATGACTTTAAATAACTTAATTGATGATTTAAAAAAAGACCTGGAAAACCTATTTGCAGGTAGTAAATATAAATCAGCGACAGGAGATTATAAATCCTTTGATATATATAAAGGTAATCTTCCTATTTCAAATTCAGAAGAAGAACCAGAGCCAATGCCTTATATTATCGTACAACTTGTAAATGGCGAGGTTAATATTAATAGTAATTCCGTTGCAGTTAGATTAATTCTTGCTATATATGATGACAGTTATGACAATCAAGGCTATAGTGATATTCTTAATGCTATTGAAACTATAAGACAACATTATACCCAACATCCTATTCTTAACAACAGATATTATGCTAAAATAGACGATAAAAATTCTTTTGATTGGTCGCTACCAGATGAAGATGTTTATCCTTATTATTTTGGCGGTGTTCAGTTTAATTTTGAGGTTGCTCATTGTGAGAGAGAGGATGAATTCTGTTAATGGCTACAAAAAAGAAAATTAAAGAAGTTACTCCAGAGCAGAAAACTTTTGTTTATGTAGGTAAAAGTTATCCAAACCTTGTAACTCATGGTGAAATGTTCACAAATGGAGTACCAGAGAGAGTAAAACAGTTATCTGATAATAATCCATCAGTGGCTGTTGTTATTATTCCTATTGAGGAGTTGCCACAGGCAATTAAAGATATAAATAGAAAAAAAGGCAAGTATTATGCTGCCTACATGAGAACAGGAGGAAAGATTAATGTATAACCATGGTGTAAATATCAAAGAAGCACCAACTACTGTACCATCTAACAGTAGTTCAAATGGTGGCTTACATGTTGTTTTTGGTACTGCTCCAGTTAATAGAGCAATCAACCCTTACAACATTACTAATAAGCCTACTATTGTTAATTCATACGCAGATGCAGTTAAACTGTTTGGTTACAGTACAGATTTTAAATCTTACACAATTCCAGAAGCTGTATATGCATATTTTAAAATGCAGTCAATTGCACCACTTTGTATCATTAATGTGCTTGATCCAACAAAGCATGTTAAGGATTATTCAAAAACAATCCAGGTTGTTAATGGCGAATGCACTATTGATGATGCAGAAATTCTTGCTGATACTATCACAGTTAAATCAGGTGAGAATACTCTAACAGCAGAAACAGATTATATTGTTGAATTCTTTGACAGCAAAACAATCATTACATTTATTTCAGATATTACAGGAGAAGTAATTGTATCAGGTTCTTGTCTTGATGTTTCAAAGGTGACTGATAACGATATTATTGGTGGCCTTGATGAATCAACAGGTAAGAGAACAGGACTTGAACTCATTCGTAATATTTACCCTGAATTTGGTAGATATGTTTCTTTATTTACTGTGCCAGGTTATTCAGCAAAACCAACTATTGCTTCTGCTATGCAGATGAAAACAACTGAAATTAACGGTATGTTCAGCTGCGAAAATATCATTGATGTTGATACATCAAAGGCTACTACATATGACAAAGTAGAATCTGTTAAAGAAGATATGGCTATTGTATCAGAACACAGCATTGCGGTCTGGCCAAAAGTTAAGGTTAATAAATATGTTCTTGATTATTCTGTTGTTTTAGCTGCTAAGATATTAGCTGATGATACAGAGAATGATGATGTTCCATATTTATCCCCAAGCAACAAGATTATTGATATTTCAGCTCTTTGTGATTCAGAAGGTAATGAGATTATGGTTGATAAACTCATTGCTGATGAACTAAATTCAATTGGTATTGTTACAGCAATTAATATGAATGATTTTAGAGTATGGGGTAACAACACAGCTGCATATCCTTCTGTTACAGATCCAAAAGACAGATGGATTTCCTGCAGAAGATTTTTCACTTGGAATGAAAATAGATTTGCTTCAACATATTTTTCAAAACTTGATATGCCAATCAGCCAGAGAGTGATTGAGAATATAATCAACGAAGAGAATCAGTATTGTAGTTCATTAGTATCAAATGGTTATTGTACAGGGGCAAGAATAGAACTTGGTTCTGATAATGATATTCTTAACGGTAAGATTTCATTTATTCAGCATTTAAGTCCATATACACCTGCAGAAACTATAGTTAATACATTTATGTTTGACATTGATGAATTAATGTCAGTATTAGGAAATGAGGTGTAATCAATGACAATTCCTGCATTTATCAATAACTTTAATATTTATGATTCAAAAGTTTCAAAAGAGCAGAAGCTGATTGGCGTAGGTGATGAAGTTCAGCTTCCTGATTTTGAAACAATCACTGCAACAATTTCTGGTGCAGGTCTTCCAGGTAGTATTGATATGCCTGTGGTTGGTCAGTTTAATTCAATGAATATTGATATCCCATTTTACAATATTTCATCAAACACTCTTGATTTTGTTGAGGGCGGTACAGCTTCACTGACTCTTCGTGGTGCATCTCAGAATGCGGATGATTCAACAGGAGCTATAAGTGTTGAAAAGGTTGTAGTTAATATCAAAGGTATGATTACTAAATTCGCACCTGGTAAAATTAAGAAGGCAGAAGGTACTGCTTCATCAGTATCACTTGCCTTAACTTATATCAAAATTACTGTTGGTAGCAAAGATGTTATTGAACTTAACAAACTTACAGGCTTGTTTAAGATTAATGGTAAAGATGCATATCAGAGCTTCAGCAGCTATATGTAAATCAATTAAGAAAAGCAGAGGTTTTTCCTCTGCTTTTTTATTTTAAATAATAAGGAGATAAAAATATGAACGCAAATGTAAACAACGAAAACAAAGCTAAAAGAATTATCACTTTAAATACACCTATCAATTTCGAGGGTACAGAATATAAAGAAATTGATTTATCAGGTCTGGATGAATTAACAGGTAGAGATATTAAAGATATAAGCAAACAGTATCGCAGACTTGGTGGTTCAGCAATGACCAAAGAGCTTGATATAGAATATCTACAGCTTGTTGCTGCAAAAGCTACAAAACTTCCTATTGAATTCTTTGATGAACTCAAAGCAAAGGATTCAACAACTGTGGAGGTAGTTGTGAGAAATTTTTTAATTCTATAGGAATTAATAGTCCGCAAGACGATAAATTGTTCACTAAACTATCATTGCAATTAGCAAGAGCAACTTATACAGGGGCAGATTATTTTATTAATTTGCCCCTTGATGAATTAATAGAAAATATAAAGGAGTTGAATCAGATTGTCGAAAGCTCAAGAAATAGACATTAAAATCAAAGGCAAAATAGATCCGTCTTTCAATAAAAGTGTCGGAGAAGCAGAAAAGAAACTTGGTAAGTTTGGAAAATCAGGTTCAACTACTTCTACTGAAATAGGTAAGGCTAATGCTGCAATAAGCAACCTTGATACAGTATTAGTGGGTGCTGGTATTGCTGAAGGACTTGGTAAGATTGGTTCAGCTTTCATGGAATGTGTTAAGGCTGCAGATAAATTCGAAAGTAGTCTTGCAAAAATAGAAACTATTGCTGACACAACAGATACATCAATGGAACAGATAGAGAAGAGTATTAAATCTCTATCTAAACGAACTGGTGAAGATGCAAACGAACTTGCAGAATCTACATATCAAGCAATTTCTGCTTCTGTGGATACAGCAAACGCTGTAGGCTTTGTTGAAAAAGCGAACGAACTTGCTGTTGGTGGTTTCACTGATACAACAAGTGCTGTTAATGTTCTCACAACAGCTTTAAATGCATACGGATTAGGTGCAGATAAAGCATCACTTATTTCAGATATGTTGATTCAGACACAGAACAAAGGTAAAACAACTGTTAACGAATTAGCAAATTCTCTTGGTTCAGTAATTCCGACTGCTGCTGCATATAATGTTAATATGCAGAATATATCTACTTCATACGCACAGCTTACAAAAAATGGTGTTGCTACTCAAAATGCTGGTACATACATCAGAGGAATGCTTAATGAGTTGGCCAAGGAAGGTAGTAAGGTTGCAGGAATTTTGAAGGATAAAACAGGCAAGTCTTTTTCTGACCTTATGGCAGAAGGATATAGCCTTGGAGATATTCTTCAGATACTTGGTGATTCTGTAAATGGCAATGCTACAGCCTTTTCCAATTTATGGAGTAATACTCGTGCAGCTCAAGGTGCATTATCTATTTATAATTCTGGTGCTGATGAGTTTAACAAAGTTCTCGGAAATATGAACAACTCTGCAGGGCTTACTACTTCAGCATATCAGACTATGGCTAATACTGCAGAATATTCCGAAAAGAGAATGAGTAATGCCTTTGAAAACTTAAAAATTTCTATTGGTCAATCTCTTTCTCCAACAATTTCAAAAACAGAAGATGGCATCACATCTATGTTAGAAAAAATTGATATATTCGTTCAGGAAAATCCAGAAGTAGTACAAGCTATTGCTGCAGCGGTAGTAGGTCTTGGTGTGTTCGTTGGTGCAGTAACAGTTGCTAAAGTTGCTATGGTTGCATTTAACCTTGTATGCGAAACGAATCCTTATGTTTTTCTTGTTTCAGGTATTGCGGCCTTAACTGCTGCTATTGGTGGTTTAATAATAGCCAATACAAAAGAAACAATATCAACCAAAACATTAACTTATGCTGCAGAAGAGCAGAACAAGAAAATGGATAAGTTAAAAGAGAAACATAAGGAAGCAGTTAAAACATACGGTGAGGAATCATACGAAGCAAAACAAGTTCAAAAAGAAATGGATGAGTTAAGTTCACAGATTTCTACTACTGCACAGACTTATGGTGAACTCCTCACAGCCAATGCAAAACTTGAACAGTCTTATTCAGATTTAAAAAATAACGATAATTTATCTCAAATCAACAATGAAGCTGATAGTGCAGTTAATCTTGCAAATAGATTATTTGATTTAGCAAAACAAACAAACTTAACTTCATCAGAACAGGCTGAGATGTCTGCTATAGTCGAGCATTTGAACGAGTTATTTCCAGACTTAGGATTAAAGGTTGAGGATGTTGGAACTAAGGCAAGTGTTACAAAAGATGCTTTGATTGCAATGCTTAATCAAGACTATGATCAGAAGAAATATGATGAAGCTCATGAGAATTGGTTAATATCTCAAGAACAGATTGATAAAAACCAAAAACTACTTGATGAGCTGAACGCTCAAAAAGATAGCATAGAAGAAACCTACAAACAAGAGAAAGCTGCAGCTGATAAGTTAAAAGGTACAAGTAAACCTACAGCAACTATAAATGAAGTTAGTGATGCTGGTACAGCAGCTTCAATAGCAGCTGCAAACAAACGACAGAATGCACTTAATAAAGAAGTTACTATCACTGTAAATGGTGAAGAACAGGTAATGTCATTAAGTGATGCTATAAAGCAAACAAGTGGCAGACTTAAAGATTTACAAAAGGACAACAAAGGCTATGTAGATACTATGGCAGAAGCCAAAGGTATAACCGATAAAAATACAAACAGCCAAGATGCCTGGAGAAAAGCTGCTACAACTGCTATGCAGGATGTCAAAACTCAACTTGAAAAATTAGCAAAGAGTTATGACAAAGAATACGATGCTGCTTATAAGGCTATAACAAGCACAGTAGGTTTATTTGCTGATTTATCATTGGAAAGTGATAAGACAGTAAATGAAATGCAGACAAGCCTTCAAAAAGAATATGAGTGGGTAAATAAATATACAGAGAATATTCAGAAGGCACAGAAATATGGATTAACAGACGGACTTATTCAATCTTTGTCTGATGGTTCCGAAAAGTCAGGACAATATATCAATGAGATTATATCTCAACTTGATAACATGGATGATGCTTCTGCTGCAGAATTTGTTAAAAATCTAAATTCAGATTTCAACAAAGTTGCTTCATCAGAAAAGAATTTTGCTGATACTGTAGCAAAATATAAAACTGATTATGAAAAAACTTTATCAGGAATTGAGAAGGAAGCAAAAGATACATATGATAAACTGTTAAAGGATATGGATATATCTGAAGAAAGTTATCAAAATGGACTTAAGGCTATGCAGCAGTACCTTAAAGGTATGAAAGATGCCAAAAGAGGAAATGCAAAAAACGGACTTAATAATTCTGGTAATAGTTTGTTGACAAGATTTGGAATATCTCTTGATAGTCCTTTGCCAATAGAACAAAACGCAACAGGTACCAAGAATTCTGCTAAGATGTTCATTGCTGGTGAAAAAGGTCCAGAGTTAGTTGTTAATGCAGGTGGAAGTCAAGTGTTCACTGCAGACGAAACTGCAAGAATACTATCTGGTATTGATAACAACGGTAACGGTTATGCTATTGACTTACAGGAACTGTTCAAACAACAATTTTCTTTAAGTGATTTATCCGATAAACTCAATCAGAACATAAGTAGCAATGATGATAACAGTCAACAGATTATTACATTTTCTCCTGTTATCCAGGTTGATGGTAATGATTCTGATATGTCTAAAAAAATAAACAAGGCAATGACTATGTCAATGTTGGAATTCTCAAAGTTAATGGATAAATATAATAAAGATAAAAGTAGAAGGAAGTTTAAGCACTGATGAAAAAATACACAACAATTCAGGGTGATACCTGGGATTGGATTGCTTATAACGAATATGATGACGAGGGTAGGGTTGACCTGTTGATGAAGGCTAATCCTACCCTTTTGGATTATTTTGTTTTTCCAAGTGGAATAGATATTAATATTCCTGAAGTTGAAGCTGATGAAGAAGCAGAAGGAATGCCTGATTGGAGATTTGATTAATATGGCTATAAAGAAAAACAATACAATCATTAGGATTAAACATAAGAACACCAGGACTAAAAGAACATACAGTTTATCAAAGTATGTAAGTGGTCTAACTTATATTGATAATGCGACAGGTGAAGGCGATACATTGGATGTTACCTTCACAGGTTCATATTCGTTTTTAGATAAATTCTATCCAGGCAAGAAAGATCTTCTATATTGCACAATTGAAAAATATTCAGATAGTAGTAAAAAGAAAAAATTGGTTAACAATCAGTCATTCCATGTTGATAGTGTTTCTTTTGATGGACTTACCACATGCACCATTAAAGGAATTTCTACTCCGCCTAATAACTGCTTTGCAAAAACACCAAGAACTAAAACATACAAAAAAACTACACTTAAAAATATAGCAGGTATTATTGCAAAACGAACAGGGATAAAACTGTATTATAATGCACCTAAAATCAATATAAAAAACATTAAGCAAAACAAAGAAACTGATTGTAGTTTTTTGAGTTCTCTCTGTACAGAATACGGAATTGCTATGAAAATCTATTCTAACAAGTTAGTTGTATTTGCTGAAGATAAATTCGAAAAAAAGAAATCAATAACAACTATTAAGCCTAATCATTTAATAGAAGGTTCATTATCTTGTGATATTGATTTAATTCATCAATACACTGGTTTCCGATTTAAATACAAACCTGACAAGAATCACACTTCAACCAACTGGTGTAAATGGGTTGATATTAAGCCTTTAATCTTTGTAGATATAGGTGAATGTGATTCAGAAAGTGACGGATATTTAAAAGGTAGTGCTAAAGTTAATGAAGCGAACAAGAATATGCAAATTGTAAGGTTCGAAGTTCCTGGTTCTGCAAAGTATGCAGCTGCTACATGTATAAGGTTAAATGGGTTTTATAGAGCCATTAACGGAAAATACTATATCAATCAGGTCACTCATAACTATGACGCTGAACGAGGATATACTTGTTCTATTGAAGCAAGATTAATACAACCAAGAATTAGAAGAAGTAAGTAGGAATTAAAAATGTTTAAGTTTGGGAATGTATCAAGAATATATAATAACGAGGTTGAAGTGACCTTTGTTGATGATGATACAACAGGATTAATACCTATTGTAGATAACGGATACAAGTATAAGATTAATGATTATGTAGTGGTGCTGTTCAATGATGAGAACCAGGCCGTATGTATAGGGAAGGTGAAGTTATGAGTGTTATATCAAGTGAGATAGGTTATTTTGGAATACCAAAAACTAAAAAAGCAAAAAAAACACAGTACATAGCTTTCAAAATCATATCGGATACAGCAAAGGGATATTTAGGGGCTTTGACATTTAGCAATATGAAAGAAGAGGTTTCTGCTCGTTGGAACAGCCACTATATGCAAAACAGAAAACCTTATTCAGAGTTCGTTGGAACAGAGCTTATAAAAATATCATTAACAATAGAACTTAACTCAAGTCTTTTACATCCGTTAAAAACAACACCATTCAAAATCAGGAACAAACTGATTAAGCTATGCAACAATGGAACTACAGGGTATCTGGTTATTGGTGGTCATAAAATGTCCTCACGAAAATTCAAAATACTATCTGTAAGTGATGATTTTGATATAATTTCCAGGGGAACACTTAAATACACAAAAGATAAATTTCAAAAGATAACCTGCAATGTTGTTTTTGAAGAGGTGTAAATTATGAATTTTATTTATGCAGGAAAAGAAATCGACAACGATACCATAAATAGAATTAATCTACTATTATCAACTCCGAAAGGTACAATGCCAAATGATAGGGAATATGGTATTGATATGTCTTTTCTGGATAATCCAATTAATGTTTCTGAAAGTCTATTTGTTATCGAAGCTTCTTATGCTCTTGATAGATATGAAAAAAATATCACTATTGAAAGTGCAGAATTTACAGTTGACAAAAACGGTGAGATTTCCGCAAAAATTAACATAGTGGAATCTGTTAATGAAGATGATGACGATATAGATGATTATTATGAATATGAAGAGGAGTACGAGGAGGTGGACGAAGATGAGTGAATTATTTGACAACATACCTGATATTAGTTTTATAGATAATATTACTCCAGAAGAGTTGACTGAAATAATGATAAATAGTTTTACAGAGAAATATGAAGAGGTTACAGGAAAACCTATAACACTTAAATCTAATGATCCAACAAGATTATTGTTACAAGCATTAACCCTTCCTATTTATCAGAGCTTACAAAAAATTGATTATGCAGGAAAAAACAATCTACTTAAATACGCAGAGGGTGATTATCTTGATAATATTGCTGTTTTCAAAGGTTTGAAAAGGGCAGAAGCTACACCGTCAACGGTAGATGTTGAGTTTGTGTTATCAGAAGCCAGAGCAGAGATTATAACGATTCCTGCTGGAACCAATGTAACAACAGGTAACTATGATGTCTATTGGGAAACTGATATAGATACAGTTATTCCTGCAGGAGAAACAAGAACTGTAGTAACTATGACTTGCACAGAACCAGGAGCCTTGTCAAATGGATATGAGGTAGGAAGTATCAACGAACTGGTAAACACGATACCTTATATTGATACAGTTAATAACATTACTGTTAGTGCTGGTGGCGAAGACATAGAAAATGATGAAAGTTTAAGAGAAAGAATATATCTTGCTCCGTCATCCTATTCATCCGCAGGGTCTAAAAATGCTTACATATATCACATTAAGACATTTAACTCTGCAATAACTGATGTAGTTGTAACAACCCCTGTTGCAGAACCAGGTGTTGTTGATGTTGTTTATATGAAAGGATCAACTATACCGACAGAAGAAGAAATTGCAGAATTACAAAATTATCTGATGAGTTGCGATGCAAAGCCACTAACAGACTATGTGAGAGTGTCTGCACCGTCAACTCAACTTATTAATGTAGATGTTAGGTATTTTATAAATGCTGATGACAAGGCAAAAGAAAGCGAAATAAAGGCTAATATTGAAAAAGCTATTGATGAGTACATTGCATATCAGACCAGTAAAATTGGATTAAGAATTAATCCTAATCTGCTTACTCAAATGGCTATGAATGCAGGTGCCTCAAGAATAATTATTAATGAACCTAACAGTTTTCCAGTCAGTGATAAAACCATAGCAGTTCTTGGTACCAAGAATGTTGAATATGGGGGTATGGAATAATGTTACTTAAAGATGTAGATATATATGCTTTGCTCCCTGAAACATACCAGAATACATACACACAGTGTATAAGCTATGCACTTAATAAAGCTATTAGATTGCTTGTTAATTATTCAGACAGAATAGGTGTTATCAACAACATTGACAATCTTCCAGAAAGCATTCTTGACTATCTGGCTATAGAATATGATATCAAGGTTTATAAACAGGATAGAGATATTCAGTATAAACGCAAATTAATAAAAAATGCTTTAGTGAGTTATTTAACAGCTGGTACTGCTCACAGCATGGAAAACACTATTGCCAATATTTACGCATCTTCCAAAGTATCAGAGTGGTACGAATATGGTGGAGAACCTTATCATTTTAAGGTAACTGCTACAGGAGTAAATGCAAAAGATGAGAAAAGCATTGATGATTTTTTAAGTGTTATTGAAGATACAAAAAATGTGCGTTCCATTCTGGATAAAACACAGTTAAACTATACACTTAAAGCTAAACTCGTACACAAAAGTAGGAATGTCAGTATAAATGTTAAAAACGGAGTTAATCCGCATGATAACATGATTTTAATTGGTGGCAACAATGATGATAGTTTTATTTGTGGAACTATATCAAATCCATCAATTGATATTATAGATTGTTCGCAGTGAGGAGGTTAATAATGGCACAATATATGAACGCAATCTTAACAGATGAAGGTTTTAAATTGCTGTTTAAAGCAATAAACAACAACACGAAAGTAAACTTCACTTCTTTGGTATCGGGTGCTGGATACAACTTCAGAAGAACAAAGAAAGAAACAGTTAAAGCTATAAGGAAAATGAAAAATCTTATTGATGAGAAACAGAGGGTTGAGTTTAAATCTGTAACAACTGATGAGAATTATGCTTTTCTGGAAGTTGAATTGAGTAACAAGGACTATACAGGTGATGGTTACGAGATATCAGAACTTGGATTATTAGCAACAGATGGGCAGACAGACAACGAAATATTATATGCTGTGATTTTGCCAGAATCACATTATGACACAAGCATTAGAGATTTCATTGTTAATTCTGATTATATGCCACCTCATGTTGAAGGAACAGCAGATTTTGAATATGCAATGTCTATTTCAGTAATGATAAGTGATGGGGAAGGTGAGTAAATATGAGCATTTTTCATGGCAGAATAATTCTGCGAAAAGGCAAAGAGGATGAGTTCAATAATGCGTCTGCTGATAGTTACGAAGTTGGCGAACTCATCTTTCTTGAAGATGTCGGAAAATTTGTAATTAAAAAAGCTGATAATCAGTTTGTTGTTGTGGATCCAAATGAAATAAAAAACTATTTATCAAAAAAAGAAGCAACAGCATTGCAGAATAATATTTTAAATTCTGTTAAGGATAAGAATTACATAACAGGCTATGAATACACAGAGGATGGAAAGCTGCAGCTTCTGTCTGGAGATAACGAAATCGGAGAGCCTATCGCTCTTGGAACAGATGATAAAGGATTGAGTTTTGATTCTGGAAGTGTTGATGATAACGGATATTTACATCTTACTTTGAATGGTGAAGATATTGAAGGTTTTGATCCGTTCTTTGTTGGCAATGGTGGAAGTGGTTCTTCAGGTGGCTCCAAGTTGACATTCTCAATGATTACCTCTTCCAGTTTTTCTGTAGCTGATGCTTCAGGAACAGCACCAGTAACATTCAACTATATATCTGTTGATGCCGATAGTGAGGTGCAAACAGGTAACGGTAATTTAAAAATCACAGTTAATGGTAGTGTTAAAAAGAACCTTACTATCAAGCAGGGTGAAAACACTATTGATATTTTTGATTACTTAAATATCGGATCAAATGTGGTTAAACTGAATATAACAGATAGCTACGGTGTATCTGCAACAAGAACAATCAATGTTACTGTTGAATCATTAAGAATTGAATGGAATTTATCCTCAACGCTAAAAAATACAAGCAACACACTCTCTGTTGTATTAACTCCTTATGGATCAGGTACAAAGAAGGTGTATGTACAGGTTGATGATGAAGAGCCTACAGTTACAGAGGTTACTGCATCAGGCAGAAAAATCACTAAAGAATTAACACTTGAACATGGTAGTCATATTATTACTGCATACTGTACGGTTGAGGTTGACGGAGTAACTCTTCAGAGTGAAATTCTAAAATCTGCAGTTGCACAGGTTGATGTTATGTCAGATGTTCCTGTTGTGGCTGTTCTTTTTAGCACAGCAACAGCGAAGCAATATGATGTACTCAACATTAAACATAGAGTTGTTGATAATGATAATAACCCTGCAGAGGTTAAATATCATGTTAATGGAACACTATATAAAACTGAAAATATAGACCAGAGTGAACAGGTATGGTCATATAGGCCAACCACACCAGGAACACTAAATCTTAAAATTGAATGTGGTGCTACAACTTGGGAACATGAAGTTGAGGTCACAGCTCTTGATATTGGTGTTACAGAGGTGACAGAAAACCTTGAAATCAAGGTAGAACCATCTACTATGACAAGTCTTGACGGATTAGTGCTTTCAGATAACTTTGACCTTGTAAACGGTGGTCTTATAACTGATGCAGAAGGTGTCCGAGCAATCAAAGTAATGAAGGGTGATAGAATTACTATTCCTTTTAAAATGTTTGCTAATGATTTCAAAGTTAATGGTAAAGAAATTAAGGTTATATATAAGGTAGATAACTGTTCAAATTTCAATGCAAAGGCTATCAGTTGTAAATCAGATGGCATAGGTCTTGATATTTATGCAAATAAGGTACAGCTTAACAGCGAACAGACAGAAGCAACTCTTCAGACTTGTGAGGAATTAAAAACCGAGTTGGATATTAACATAAGTTCAGATACATCAGGTAAACTGATTAACATATGGGAATATGGTTCTCCTGCTGCAGCAAAAATATATGCTGACGGTGATAACTTTGCACAGGCAACACCTGAAGATATTGTTGTCGGTTCTGATGACTGTAATGTATATCTGTATATGTTCAGAAGTTACTCCAGGAACCTTACTGATACAGAATTGACTGCCAACTTTATTATTGACGGTAAAGACGGTATCGAAATCACAGACAGAGCAAAAGCTGCAGATATATATGATAGTGCAGGAAACATAAGTGTCGATAAGGTTATCGCAAATAACCCTGATGCACATATTCTGACATTCCATGCACCTTCAATATCAGTGGCCAAGACTAATAAGGTTATAGGTTCTTTGACACACACTTACACATCAGGTGGTTCTACTCACACATGGACTGCTAACAATGTTGAAGACAAGGTGCAGGGTACTTCCTCTGCTGGATATAACGAGGGTAGCCTTAATCATGACTTTAACTGTAAGGAAGGCTTTGTTCTTGATGACGGAACAGTTATTGCAAAATACGCAATGACTGATAACAGCATTCCTGTTAATTACTTTAATTTTAAAGTAAACCAGGCATCTTCCGAAAACAGAAACAATATCATTCTTTCAGAATGGTATAACAAATTCCAGCCTTATGTAAGACCTGCTCGTCAGTCTGATGTAAGAGTAAGAGATACAGTTGAAGGTCACATGGCTATCCTGTTCTACCACAACACAGGAGCAGAACCTGTTGTTGCTGGTGCTATTACAGTACAGCCAGATGAAACTATTCTCTATGGTGTTGGTAACCTTAACAATTCTAAAAAGAACAATGAAGTGTTCGCTCATGACGATAATGAAGATTGCCTTGTTATTGAAATCTCAAACAATACTGCAGACCAGAGTAGATTTATTTCTGATGACTTAAGTACAGAAACTTGGGATGGTGAAACCAACTATGAGTTCAGATATAAGTCAGATACAGTAACAGATGAAGAAGCAAAACAGTTATGGCAGGAAGTATTAACATTCGTAGTTAGTTGTAATCCTGCTGCAGCTACAGGACAGGCTCTTGATTCACCAGAAACTATTGGTAGTGTAGAATTTGATACAGATAGTGCAGAATACAGGAAAGCTAAATTCAAAGCAGAAGCAGGAAACCACTTTGAAATGGATTCTGTTTTATATCATTATCTTTTTACATTGTTCTTCTCAATGGTAGATAACAGAGCAAAGAATACTTTCTGGGCGTACAATAAGGCTACAAGTAAATGGAACCTTGTTCATTCTTATGACCATGATACAGCTCTCGGCATCGACAATGAAGGTGGAAATACATTAAGGGCAGGTTACCTTGATACCGATATGATAGGCACTAAAGCTGTATTTAATGCTTATGATTCTGTTATATTCAGTCTGGTAAGAGAAACCATGGTGGATGAGCTCCGAACAATGTTTATTGATTTGGAAAACAAAGGCTGTTGGGATATTAATGAGATTAATAAGCAGTTCAATCTAACTGAAAAAATGATATGTCAAACCTTATGGGTAGAAGATACATACAAGAAGTATTATGCTCCTTATCTCAACAACGGTACGACTGCTTATATCGGAATGGCTAATGGCACAAAGAGATTACAGCGACAGCAGTTTCTTAAATTCCAGAAGCAGTTTATTTCTGCTTACTTCATTAGTTCCTATGCAACATCAATCAAAGGAACTTTAAGATGCTACACTCCTTCTGAATGGTCAGGTATTCAGCCTGAAAGCAAAATGACGATTACACCTTATTACGATACATTCGTTGTAATTAAGGCAGGTAGTATCACAACCAAAGAAAGAGCATACGCAGGTCAGCCTGTTGAAATCAATCTGGGTGTTCAGCAGATGAACGATACAGAAGTATATCTTTATAATGCAGAGTATATTCAGGATATTGGAAATATTGCTTGTTTATATCCTGGTTACTGTGATGTTGCACCGTTAATCAGGCTTAAACACCTCAATGTCGGCTCTTCCGTTGAAGGTTATACCAATACTAACCTCACAGAAATATCCGTAAATAACTGCAAATCTCTCGAAACTATGAGCATTCAGAATTGTTCAGCTTACAGTGAATCATTAGATTTAACCAATAATATAATGCTTAAATCATTAAATACAAAAGGTACAAGTTGTTCAGGTGTCGCTTTTGCTAACGGTGGTAAATTGATTTCTGCAGAACTGAATAACCTGGCAAGTGTTACTGTAAGAAATCTATATTACATCCAGAATGTATCAATGGATAGTTATGAGAATTTAACCACTATTGTTATTGAGAATACACCATATTTTTCAACAGATAAATCTATAGTTGAAGTGGCTGCAAACTTAAGACGATTAAGATTAATTGGTATAGCTTGGGAGTTAAATAAGGCTGACCTCTTAATGAGATTGTACGGATTGGCTGGTGTTAATGATGACGGATACAACACAGAACATGCAGTTATTACAGGTTCTGCACATATCGTAAGCATAGCACAGTCAAGAATTGATACATTAAGAAGTTATTATAAATCATTAGAAGTAACAGCAGATACTATTATTCCTGAATTCACTGTAAGATTTATGGTTGATGATGAAGTGTATTATTCTGAATTAGTCGAACTGGGTTCATCTGCACCACTTCCACCGAATCCAACAAAGCAACCTACTGCACAACTTCAATATGACTTCGTTGGATGGTCAGGCTCAGAATATATTCGTGTTGTTAGAGATATTGATGTCAATGCAATTTTCTCCGAAACAACAAGAAAATATACTGTAAGATACTTAAACGGAACAGAGGTGCTCCAGGGATCAGAAGTTGAGTATGGTGATTTATGTGTATATGAAGGTGAAGAACCTGAAAAGCCAGGAAGCCTATATGACGGTTGGGATAAACCTGTTACAGAGGTAACTGCAGATATTGATTATAATGCAAAGTACATTGTACCAGAGCTACCATCCTATAAGGTTGACAGTTACACATTCCTTGCTTCTGATGATGAAACTGACAATGCACCTTACACTCCAGAAAACATTTATGCAATCTGCAATGCTGGTATTGCTGATCAGTATTTCAATATCGGAGATAAAATTAAAATCAATGTTTTAGAAGGTACTACTATTAAGGACGAATCTATTATATTATCTGTTCATGGATTTAGACATTTCCGACTTGCAGATGGAAGTAAATTCGCAGATGTAGTATTTGGTATGATAGGCACATTAACATCAGGTCATGTAATGAACTCTACTAATACAAATGTAGGTGGTTGGGATGCATCCAACATGAATATCTGGCTAAATAATACTGTATTTAATGCTTTACCACTCAGATGGAGAAGAATTATAAAATCTGTTCAGGTTCTCGCTTCTGCAGGTGACCAGTCACCAAAAATTAAAACATCAATAGATAAACTGTTCCTGTTTAGTCAAGCAGAACTTGGTTATGGTGTTAATGAAGTTCCGTATAAGAACGAAGTGGATCCTGAAGCTGAACAGGTTACATTCCCTTTGTATACAAATTCGACTTCCAAGATAAAGAAAACATACAATGGTGAAGGTACAGCACAAAACTATTGGTTACGCTCACCTTATCCTGGCAGTTCCTCTCAGTTCGTTCATATCATTAGTACCGGCGGTGCCAATTCCAACACTAATGCTAACATTGCCTACTTTGTGGCATTCGGCTTCTGTGTTTAATCGGGGAAATCAAGAAATCTGACCACTTCTTGTGGTCAGATTGAATTGAATTACCAAAAATAATGTGATATAATGGCTCTCGTATTCTTTTTAGCGAGGTGATTCAGATATGTCCGTTATAAAAAGTAAAAGGGCAACATCTGAGGTTGAGTTCTTAAACACAGCAAGACAGTTGGAGATTTACAGCATTAAAAAGTGTGCGAATTTTCCCAAGAGATATACTTTTTATCTTAGCCAACCAATAGCAAATGCTACAGTCAGAATATATGAATATGTAAAATGTGCCAATAGCATATATCCTGTGAATCAGCACGAAGCACAAATTCGTAGAGATTATCTGATTAAAGCAAGAGCAGAATTATATAGTCTGATTTCACAGATAGAAATTGCTTGTGAAATATTCGGAATTGAAGATAAAACTCTGCGTTTCTGGATGGATATGATTGAAAAAGAAATAAATCTCATAAGAGCCTTGATGAAAAAAGACAGAGAAAGATATTCTAAATTGCCGTAAAAACTATATAGGTTTTATTCTGCGTGACTTTGTTTCTTGTTTATGTGTAATTGAGAGTGAGTGCTATCCTGGCAGTTCCTCTCAGTTCGTTAATATCAATAACAACGGTAACAATAACAACAATAATGCTAACAATGCCTACTTTGTGGCATTCGGCTCCTCTCCGTAACAGACATAGTAGCTATAGCGAAATCAGATTCAAGAGGAGAGAAGGAGAATAAGACCTTCCTGGAAAAAGGTAAATAAACGATTTGATGTGTTCAGGAGAACGCTGCTTGCATGGTGTGAATTGCAGGTGATTTCACATTACATTCCTGGTAACACTATGTGTCTATATTAACCTGCAAAATTGACATACAAAGCGAGATGAATGTTTTATGACAAGTGAAGAAAGACATCTGTTGAGATATCAACGAAGGAAAGCTAAAAGAGAAGCCAAGAAGCAACAGAAACTTGGTCAGCTAAATAGCTTTGACAAAGTATTTTCTTACGAAAACCTATACAAAGCCTATAAGCATTGTAGAAGAGGTGTAGCTTGGAAAGCAAGTGTACAGAAATATATTACTAATGCACCTTTTAATGTAAATACAACATACAAAAGGTTAATGGAAGGTAAATACAAAAGTCCAGGTTTCTTTGAATTTGACCTCTACGAGAGAGGAAAACACAGACATATAAAAAGCACTACTATCAATGAGAGAGTAGTGCAAAACTGCCTGTGTGATAATTGCCTTGTACCAGCACTTGAAAGGACATTTGTATATGACAATGGTGCAGCCATGAAGAATAAAGGTTATGATTTTGCTGTAAGAAGGCTGACAACTCACCTTCAGAAGCATTATAGGAAATATGGAAACGAAGGATATATTTTGCTTTTTGATTTCAGTAGGTTCTTTGATAATATCTCTCACGAAATCGTGAAAAAGATAATCAATAAAGAAATCACTGATGAAAGGCTCCTGAAAATAACATATCACTTTATAGATGCTTTTGGTGCTAAAGGGTTAGGGCTCGGCTCACAGATAAGTCAGATACTATCTCTTGCTTCAGCAAACAGACTTGACCATTATATTAAAGAAGTCTTAAGAGTTAAATACTATGGTAGATATATGGATGACGGATATCTTATTCACCATTCCAAAGAGTATTTATCAAACTGTTTGGAGCATATCAAGGTTATATGTTCAGAGTTAGGAATTGTTCTTAATCAAAACAAAACTCAAATTGTTAAACTAAGTCATGGCTTTACATGGCTTAAGATAAGAATATATCTTACTGATACAGGTAAGGTGCTCAAGAAGATATACAAACGAAGCATAACAAAAATGCGACAGAAATTTAAAAAGTTGTATATCAGATATAAAGAAGGAAAGATGGCTCTGTGTGATGTTGAAGCTACATGGCAGAGCTGGTCTTCTTATGCCAAAAAGTTTAGTTCATACTTTACACGAAAAAATATGGAAAAATTATATATTGATTTGTTTTACGGAGGTAATCAATATGAGTACAGTATATATAGAACTGCAAAGTAATGGCACCACAGTCGGTGCAGAAGCTCTCGAAAATCCTGTGTACATTAAATACCAGGATAAGAATAAAATGCTGCTGAGATGCAACCAGAAGGAAGCACAGGGCATAATGAGTGCAGATAATAATACTATTTATCAGCTTAAAGATAAACCTGAATTAAAAGGCGTTGAGGAAAATATTCTCAATGCCTTTTTTATTTCCAAAGAAGATTATGAAAATATCAAAGTTACTCTTCCTGATATTGACGAGGAAGAAACAGAGGAACATTCTCCTGATGAAGAACAGCAGGAAACAAACACAATGAATACTGCTCAAATGAGAGCAGAAATCATAAAACTTACTGAAAGTGTGAAAACACTGCAGGAACAAAATCAAATGCTTACGGATTGTATTCTTGAAATTTCGGAGAATATCTATGCGTAAGTTATTTTTTTACCTATTATTTGGTGGCAAAGGGGGTGAAGTAATGATGGCTATGTTATGGGCTCAACAGATTATGATGAGCAAGAAAACATTTAATCAAGTTCCAAGACTTCTCAAGGAACAGGTTAAGGAAATCTTAATTGACAGCGGATGCGAAAATCTAATTACAGAATAATACAGGAAGGAATAACCAATGAACAGTTTATTTGATTTTATAATTAATTACTGGTTGGAATTCCTTTTTGTTTTGATTTCTGGTGCATTAACTGCATTTGTTAAGGTTCTTTATAAAAGAGTAAAGGCTTTGATGGTTGGTACACAGGCTCTCCTCAGAGCAGAACTTATTCGCTCTGGGGAGAAGTATCTTGAACAAGGATGGATTCCAATATACGCAAAAGATGCCTTTGATAAGACTTATATTTCATACCACAATTTAGGTGGAAATGGCACAATGACGGAAATGCATGAACAGGTAATGAACTTACCTATTAAAGATTTTAGTAAGAAAGGATGACAAAAAATGAAAGAATGGTTAATCAGAGCAGGAGTAAGAGCAGTGAAAACTGTTGCCCAGACTGCAGTCGCTGCAATTGGTGTATCTGCTACCATGGGCGAAGTTGATTGGGTTGTTGTAGGTTCTACAGCCTTACTTGCTGGTATTCTATCTCTATTGACATCAGTTGCAGGTTTACCTGAACTCGGAACAAAGGATGATGATTGATGAGTAAAACTATATCTACAAAAGGGATTAACTTAATTAAATCTCTCGAAGGCTTTGTCGCTGTTGCACAGCGATACCAGGTCGGAACAGACAGCAAAGGTAATCCTATATACGATAGTCCATATCCTACAGCAGGATATGGACATTGTGGTTCTGACTTAAAAGTAGGGCAGAAAATTACAGAAGCTGAAGCGTTAGAACTTCTTAAGAAAGACCTTAAAAAGTTTGTATCTTATGTCAACAATAAGACATATTGCCCTGTTGTTGATAGTCTTAATCAGAATCAGTTTGATGCTTTAGTTAGTATTTGCTACAACTGCGGTCCAGGTGGCTTACAGGCTTTATGCAAAGGAAGAACAGTAACCCAGATTGGCAAGGCTATTCCTACACATTACTGCTATAGCAATGGAGTGTATATGCAGGGGTTAGCCAACAGAAGAGCCAAGGAACAGGCTCTTTTTAATACCCCTGTAACAATCACAGAAGCACAGCTTCGCCAGAAGGTTGTAAACACTATCAATGCTTGGCTCGGTGCTGTGGAAGGTGGTACAATCCATTCTGATATTCTTAAAATATATAACAGTCAGAACCCATTACCTGCAGGTTATAAAATGCAGAAACATGATGCTTGGTGTGCTACTACAGTAAGTGCAACTTGGCTAAAGGTAGGTATTGCTAAATATATATGCACAGAGTGTAGCTGCAGCAGATTTATTGAATTAGCCAAGAAAAAGAATATATGGAAAGAAAGCGATTCATATATACCTAAAATAGGTGATGCAATTATTTATTATTGGAGCGACAATGGTGTAGGAGATTGCACAGCAGGAGCAGACCATATTGGAATTGTAACCGCTGTAAACGGTAACAGTTTTACTGTAACAGAAGGAAACTCTGGTAATGGTTCTTTAGGTGCTGTATCCAAACGCACCATGCAGGTCAATGGTAAGTTTATTCGTGGATTTATAACACCAGATTATGCTGCTATTGCAAAGAAAGTTGCTGGAACAGTTACTGCAGACACTGCATCAGGTTCAACCAGTAATACAACAAAACCAGTAACCAAGGTGCCTGATGTTACATACAGAATAAGAACAGGCGGTAAATGGTCTGCAGAAGTTAAGAACCTTACTACTGCAGGTAAATCAGGTTCAGCGATTACTGATATTGCTATTAAGGTATCTAAAGGTAAAATCAAGTATCGTGTTCATGTCAAAGGTGGCTCATGGCTTCCTTATGTTACTGATTACAACATTAAGGATGATATCAAGGGATATGCTGGTAATGGTAAACCGATTGATGCAATAGAAATTTACTATACAACACCATCTGATGTTGTTGAAGGATTAGGTTATCTGTCAGCAAAGTACAGAGTATCTCCTCTTAAAGGTAGTTTTTACAGTTTTCAGTATGACAATGATAAGAGTACTATTATGGATGGTTACGCAGGAACCTTCGGCAAGACTATAGACAGAGTACAGATTATTATATCTAAATAACAGAACAGGGCAGGGAGATTATTCTCCTTGCCCTGTTTTTCTTTTGTTTAAATTCTGATGATTTTATTCTCACCATATGCTACACCAAGGGTTGAACCATTATCCCATGTTACATGAATAGTACCTACATCATCAATTAAATCTACTGTTCCGAGGGTTCCTGGTGGAGGAGATTGAACATCATCCATATGTATGAGTTTTACTCGTGCTCCTTCTGGATACATTCTTTCAAGTCTTTCAACCAATTTTTCATTAGACATATCGTCAACCCCTTTCTCGTGTTAAGTTATTATCTACAATATCATCAAACCAACTGTCACCTAATTGTATTTTTAATATTGCCAATTTTGATATTTTTAGTCCATCAAGTGGGAAAGCAAGGAAAGTGAGGTCATCAGGATATCTGTTATCTCCTGTGAGCTCAAATTCTCCATTCATATCCTGACCTTTGAATGTTATCCATTTTGATATAGTTCCTATCCCTTGCCCAGAGATGATATCATGATATCCTTTCTTCCATTCGTTCAGGTCACCACCTGCTCCGATAATAGTGTAATAGGAACCACTATATGCTTCCCTTAATATTTCATTGTTGATTTTTACTTTTTTCATATTTATCTCTCCTTATAAATTGATTGTCATAAGATATTTATTATCTTCACTATACACTACGATTTTATCTACGCATTCAGCAGGATAATCAAATTCGTTCTGAATTCTTTTGAAAAATTCAGCTCTTACATTATCTAAACAACTTGCACTAATAAGCATACTGTCATTATGAGCATATGTTGCTTCATTGTCTTTAACATGAAAATGAACTGAATATAAAAAATTTGTCATAACTAATACTTCCTTTTTAAACATTTTTGTGGGTTACCCTGACAGCCTTTTTCAGGCTGTTTCGCCACCATCCTGTGTTGCTCATCAGAGGGTTTATTCTTTGATAATCTTATAGGAAATTGTTATGCGTTTTCCTATAAGGAACATTATATGTTCTAATGCTTCTTCTCTTGAGTATCCATAAGGCTCCCAGTATTCAAGTGGTGTATGGTAGTATATGTCAACCGCTATCTTATAGATATTAGTTGGAGTGACTGAAGCTTTATTCACCCAGTTTAATAATCTTTCGTAATGGTCGTTTGTACCAGCTGTATAAAACTTTTCCTGAATGCACATACACATAATATTATTTCCTGTTAGATTTTTAATTTCCTGTACTTTCATAATTTAAAATCCTTTCTTAAAAAACATTTGGTGTTCCTTTATTTGTTATATATATTACACCGATTTCGATGTAATGTCAACTATAAATTACATTTTTTTCGGTGTAATATTTCACAAACATATGTTAAGATTTTTATGTAAAATTACACTTGTATCAATGTAAAATATATGATATAATTTTCTAAAAATTAAAGAAGGAGCATTATATGTTAAAGTATAAGATTGATGTTATCCAGGAATTAAAGAAAAAAGGTTATAACACTAATAGGTTACGAAAAGAAAAGTTATTATCAGAAAGTGCTATTCAAAGATTAAGAAAAAAAGAATCATTACAGTGGAGCAGCATTGATAAGATTTGTGATTTATTGAAATGCCAACCAGCAGACCTTATCGAATATGTAGAAGAGCAATAAAAAAACGGACATCAGATGTCCGTTAAAAATTATTGATACACTACTACAAAATTACTACAAAACCTGTATTTCGCTCTAAAAAATGGCTTAAACACTGGGGTACTAAGAATGGACAGCATGACTGTTAATCATGATGTCACTGGTTCGAGCCCAGTTGGGGGAGCCACAAAGGAAAGTTAGTAAGTAAGCCAAAAACGGCTTGTTTACTGACTTTTTCTTATGTTCTTTATTATTTTTATGTTGCATTATAACTCTTGTGAGGTCGGGTGGGGTTTGGTCGGTTACTACAAAAACTACTACAAAAATAAGTATCAGAAAACGGACATTAAATGTCCGTTCTTTGTTTGGCAAGTTACCAGCAAGTTAACTATGCCATTGTTTTGACAGCTTTATAAAGTGTATCTACTTCCTGCTTAATGTAATGTTTTATATCAACATTGTAATCTGTATGTCCCATCAGAGCGATAATATCCTCTTCTCTTGCTCCTGCTGCTGACATCCTGGTTGAGAATGTTCGTCTGCAGGATTGTGGGGTGTAATCGTCTGATATACCTATCGTTTGCATTGCAGGTCTGAAACATGACTTTAAAAAATAATCTTTGTTCATCGGCGTTCCATCAGCTCGGCAGAAGATGGTATCGCCTTTTTTATTTATGCAATTTAAAACTATTTTTTCAACATTCGGATGAACAGGGATAAGCCTGTTCTTACCTGCTGTGGTCTTTTTACCACCACGAAGAACAGGAATTCCAGATTCTGTTCTAAAGAAGTTTACTGAAGTCAGTTCCAGAAACTCTGATACTCTGAAATTCAGATAACAAAGTGCGTAAGCGTAATCCATATAAGGAACCTTGCCTATATTCCGTTTAATTAATTCTAATTGAGTATCTGAAAACGCTGTTGTAGTTACATCTTCAGGGGAAGGAAGCTCCAGAAACTGAGCATAATTCTTATTAACTAAATCTTCTTTCATTGCAAATTTATATAAACAAGAAATCAAAGCCTTTAAGGTATTTAAAGCAGAGTAACCTAAACCATTACAAATTTTAGGTTTGTCAGTCTTTTTCATTGTACCTTTACCATTCTTATCAATGTATTTAAGTTGTCCGTTTGCTCCTCTTTCATGGTGAGGATTTTCATAGTAATCAACAATAGCCTGGAAGTCAGATGTCCTCAAATCCCTAAATTTCTGGTTACCTATTATTTTCAATTTGTTCCATGCAGATTTGTGGCCTGATTGTGCACTTTTAGATAATTTAAGAAATGCCTTTGTTTTGATCCATTTCTCATATAATTGACTTAATGTTATATTATAAATACTTGTTGGATTTACAGTGAAGTCCTGCAAGGCTCTTACTGCTTCGCCTTTGGTAGCAAAATAACCTATGAACACTTGTGATCCATTCATAGAACCAGCTGCTGCCCAAGGTTTACTTTTACAATCCTTTCGCTTCCAGATGCTTCCTGTTCCGTTAGGTCTGCGTGTTTCCTTTTTTATTTGCACCACAGCTCGGCCACAAAAAGGGCAGAAGCTGAAGCTATCATCAAATTCTTTATTGCATTTTTTGTTTTTGCATAACATAAGTTTTGTTACCTCCCTAAAAAAGGGTGCAAAAATCCCTGTAATTTATTTGCAAAAATTACAGGGCTATGGTACAATATATTTGCGTTCAATCGTGCCAATGCACCCTGTTGGTTGTATTGGTGGCCACTCTTTGGTGTTCCCAGCACCAGAGGGTGGCTTTTTTATTTATTCGATTGCTAATATTTCCTTACATTCATCATACATTTTCTTGAAGTCATTTAAATGGTCTTTTTTTATGGCTTTTTTCATGTACATGATTTTAAACATTAATTCAGTGTATGTGCCTGAACCATCAGAAGAGTCCATAAAGCTATTATATTCGTCTTCAGATGTTAGTAGTGTTCCTGAAGCTGGTGTAACACCGTCATAGTACAATCTTGTTGTATCCAAATATGCGACAGCACTCTTATATGCTTTATCAGATATATCTGTTGGCTTTGATTTACTGCACCCAGAAACAACGATAACTATTAAAAGAATCATTATAAAAGTAATTACTTTTTTCATTACAATTCTCCTTACTTTAAAACTTCGCTCTTAATTCAACAACCTTGCCCAGACAACGAACAGGTAGTTCAGCAATATCCTTATTAGAATATGTCATAATATCATAAGCAGGATTAAGAGGAATAAGGTCAATGCCCCATTCGTGCTTTCTTACTTTTTTAATAGTTGCGTCATTTCCATTAACCATCATGATAGCAATGTCACCGTTATCAACATCCTCTTGTTTTCTGACGATAACAACATCACCTTCAGCAAAACGAGGTTGCATAGAATCACCAGTAACTTGAAGAGCAAAGAACTCTCCTGTTCTGGCCATACTCTCACTGATTTCCTCGTAATCAATAATGTTTTCAACTGCTTCTATTGGATAACCTGCAACTACTCGGCCAAGAACTGCAACTTCAAATTTTACTTTTTTTCTTTTAGGTTCTTCTACTAAGTCAGCTTTTTCTATATTCCAATGATTAGCCATCATTTCAATTTTATCAATTCTTGGATAAGAATTTCCATTAATCCAATCACAAAGAGTTGTGTAAGCAACACCGAGATATTCTGATAAATCTTTTCTTGATTCACTATGGAGATCCATATAATATTTAATGTTTTTACTCATAGTTTGTTTATTACCAAGGTTATTCATAAATAAACCTCCTTTATCTGTGTGTAATCTAATTATACGATTTAAAAGAAAAAAAGTCAATAAAAATACGAAAAAATTACTAAAAAATCGTAAAAAGTGGTTGACATTACGATTTAATCGTATTATAATGGTTTTGAACTTGAAAAAGAAAGGAGCGAAAACAATGATGCCTATTAAGATGACTTTAAAAGCACTGCGTGTTAATAAAGGCTTATCCAGGAAAAAAGCTTCGGAATTAATCGGTGTAAGTCCAGATACACTGGCCAATTATGAGCGTGGAAAAAGCTTTCCTGATGTACCTATTATTAAGAACATTGAAAAAACTTATGGTGTCGAATACAAAGATATTATTTTTTTAGTGTAATATTACAATTTAACCGTAATATTCATTTTTTTGTTTCAACATTACGATTTAATCGTAATAGTAGAGGTGGTTATATGGATAATATTTTGATTAATCCAAAAACAGGCCTTGAATATGACAATGTACCAGTTGACATAGCAAGGAAATACCTGGGTGTTAGTAAAAGATTTTTATATGCTGCCTTACAGCAGGGTAATATTCCCATAGGAACTGCTGCACAGTTATCTGGAGAATGGGCTTATTACATACCAGCCGAAAGGCTCAAGGCATATAAAAATGCCAAAGATTTAATTCTATGCAAGGAGGTGTAAAAAATGAGAAGAAAAGAGAGGAAGAAAAGGAAAAGTATTAAATTTACTTTGATTGCTTTTCTTATCTTAATCATACTATCCGTTGTATTATTTTTTGTTTTACACAATTACGCAAACACACTAAGACCGAAACCAGGATATGGTGGAGAACTGACAGCCTTCCTATTACCTTTTATAGTGTGGGCAGTAAAAGAAAATATAAAACTAAGTCTAAAAAAAGGAAATGGTGAAACCTGATGTTAGATTTCATTATTAAATACTTAATATACTATGATACATGTTACGACATAGGAATTAAGCCTTTTGGAATGTATGGTTATTGGAAAATGTGTCAGGAAGAAAAGAAAGGAAGTGTAACAATGTGGAAAGCGTATAGTAAATTGGCCCTGAAGTATATAGCACTTAAAAGTCAATTATTCGAAAATGCTTACAAGCATAAACAAAACAAATCACTACTTAATCTAATTAAAGATGTCGGTTTGTTTGAAGAATATATAGGTTTTTGTAGTCTTCAAAGGCAAAAAAATATCCGTTGAGGAACTGCCATTCCAACAACGGATTACAAGAAAAAATCTTATTACCTAAATTATAAAGGAGAGTGAATAACATGTCAAGAGGTGGCGATTACCTTGGATGCTAAATTGACAAGTAGTGATTCAATGCTTTATTTGAAGAACTGTGATCCAAGGCAGTTTACAATCATAAAGTCTTGGAACCTTATGAAATACACCAGGAAAGACAGCATGTTCAAAGGTATTGCAAGTTTAGAGTTACTTAATAAACTATGTGGAATATGTAAGCTTCCACCAAGAATTGAACAGTACAGGCTACAACTTCAAAATGTTCAAAATAAGCTTGACGAAATAAGACAGGCAAAGAAAGTGGAAACAATTATCAATCCACCAGTTAAGGCACCAATCAAGTTATTCGAACATCAGCTACGAGCCTATAACATGGCAATGACACAGTTCGGTGTCATAGAAAAGCAACTGTCACAGAGAAACAAAGGTTTTGGATTACTATTTGAGATGGGCTGCGGTAAAACCTTAACAGCCATTGCAATAGCAGGAACCTTATATCAAAAAGGTTTAATCAAAAAAATACTGATAGTTGCACCAACTTCGGTATGCTCAGTTTGGCCTAAAGAGTTTGATGAATATGCAGACTACGAATATATAGTTAAGACATTGCTGGGAACCAAAGCACAAAGAGTTAAGCAACTCAATGAGTTAAGAGATTTTCCAATCAAGTCAACACTTCAGGTTGCTGTTATTAACTATGAAAGCGTATGGCGTGATGAACTGTTCCAGAGAATAGAAGAGTTTTCTCCAGACTTAATTATCGCAGACGAAAGTCAAAGAATTAAGTCACATGATGCACAACAGAGCAAAGCAATGCATGTGTTAGGAGATAAAGCTAAATTCAAGTTGATATTGTCAGGAACACCTGTTCAGAACAATGCTCTTGACCTGTTTTCACAGTTCAGATTTTTAGATCCTACAGTTTTTGGAACAAATTATTACAGTTTTAAGAACAAGTACTGTGTAATGGGTGGATTTAAGCAGAAAAAGGTTGTAGCCTATAGAGATTTAGACCAACTTATCCGCAAAGAGGTAAGCGTAAGTTTTAGAGTTACAAAAGATGAAGCTCTCGACCTGCCAGAGCAAACTTTTGAAAATCGTTATATTGAATTAAATCCGAAGGAAATGAAGTTATATAACAAAATCAAAAAGGAAAGCACTGCAGAACTTGCAAATGGCGAATCTATTACAGCTACTACAGTTTTAACTAAGTTATTGAGGTTACAGCAATTAACTGGTGGCTTCCTTGTTACAGATGAATCTGATAAACCTACACAGGTATCAGATGGCAAATTGAAGGCTTTAGAAGATATTATCGAAGACTATGTAATATCTGCAGACAAGAAACTGGTAGTGTTCTGTAGGTTCAGACCAGAAATTGATGTTATCACAAAAATGCTTGAAAGCAAGAAAATAAAATACGGTTGTATCTATGGTGATATTAAACTTGACGATCGAGGTGCCATAGTAAAAGACTTCCAGGAAAATCCTGAAACTAAAGTCTTCCTGGCACAGATTGATACAGCAGGTCTTGGGATTACGCTTACTGCAGCAGATACTTGTGTTTATTATAGTGTCAATTTCAATTATGCAGCATACTCCCAGAGCCTGGCGAGAATTCACAGAATAGGGCAGAGAAACACCTGCACTTATATACATCTGGTTGTCGAAAAGACTGTGGATGAGCTCATTCTTAAAGCCCTGAAGAACAAAGAAGACCTTGCACACACGATTGTAGATGACTGGAGAAAATATTTTTAAAAGGAGAAAAACATGAACAATCTATTCAAAAAAATTGATGAGCTCAAAGCAATGCTTGACAGAAAGGACGAGCTCAAACAGGCCACATCAGAAAACAACATTGCGATCGAGGAGATTAAAAAAGAAATCTCACAGATAATGATTGATGAAGAATGTCCATCAATCAGCCGTAATGGATTTAAATACACCTTATCACAGAAAGTAGTATACCAAAAGAAGTCAGAAGCTGCTCTCATGGCAGAAGGCATTGACTTTTTTGAAGAACTCCGAGAGGTTGGTCTTGGAGATTTAATTAAGGAAACTGTAAATTCAAGAAGTTTAAGCAGTTCCGTAGCAGAGCTTGTAGAACAGAACGGTGGAGAACTTCCTGACAACCTACAGGATTGTATCACTGTTTATGAAACAATGGACATCACAAAAAGAAAGGATACAAAGGTGATTAAGTAATGGATATCAAGATTGATTTAAGAACAGCTAATGAGGTTGTATTTGACGAAGAATTCATGGAAACACTCCAGAATTTAACCAGTAATAATCTTACTGATGTTACGGTTAAGAATAAGCATAAAGCCTACGGTATTGCTTCACAGCATATCTCCGAACTGACAAGATACTGTAAAGGTACCAAATCAGACTTGACAGGCTTATTACAGTTGCTACCACTTGAAGAATGTTCTCCAATGCAGGTTATTGATTCACTTAATACTATTTATAGTACATGTGTATTAATCAGCAAGAAATCAATGATAACCGCTGCAATTATGCAACACATGATTCAGGATTTTTACACCCAGGCATAAGAATATGAAAAATTACCACTTGAAGAACTTTCAGAAGAAAGTGACTTTGAATCAGTTGAAGATAAGGAGATTGAAAAATAATGGCAACAACAAAGAATAACAGTAAAGCTCTTGCTACTGTAGATTGTAGCAAATTCCAGATTACAAGTGTTGATGTATCAACAACAGCAGAAGATATATCAGAAGAACTTGACGGACTCGGCTCTATCCCATTTGACCGAGTTAAATGGCCAACAGGTGGTTCAACAACATTTGAGGTACCTAACGAAGAGGACGAAGAAGAATTTGAAACTGTAGAAAAAATTACAGGTGTTATAGCTTATCATCATCCAATGAACTCTCGTTGGGCTAATGAATTTAATGGAGAAAACGAGCCACCAGTGTGTGCTGCTATGGACGGAAAGAAAGGTCTGAACATAGAAACAGGAGAGGTTATTGACTGTGCAACATGTCCATATAACCAGTTTGACTCTAATGGCAAAACATCAGGCAAAGCCTGTAAGAATATCCACAGAATGTACATTATAAGAGATGGTAACCCTGTGCCACTTGTTGTTTCATTACCACCAACTTCCTTATCAAGTTTAAGAAACTATATCGGCAAAAAACTTTTAATTAGAGGTAAGAAGACTACAAGCGTAGTGACAGAGATAACTCTAAAAAAAGAAGTAAGCAAAAACAATATGAAATACTCAAAGGCTGTATTCAAAAGAGTTGGTGATTTAGTTGCTGGTCAGATAGAAAGCATTAAATCACTGACTGAAATGATTAAGTCAATAGCACAGACAGAAGTTATTGCTGACTCAACTGATTACAGTATGCCTGAAGATCAGTCCCATCAGGCAACAACAGTAATCCCACAGAATTCCATTAACAACACAGCGGTAGTAAAAAACGAGGTTACTGAAAAGAAACCACCAGTACAGCAGGAAATCAAACCAAATCCACCTGTACAGCAGAATGATTTTGATTTCCTTGATGAAGATAATGACAATCCATTCGGATGATTTCCTTCCTCCAGAGCAGGAGAGTGTAACAACTCTCCTGCGAACCTATAAAAGAAAAGAGGTGGTTAAGAAGTGATACCTCAAACAGATATTGATAACATTGTCAATTACAAAATAGAATATGAAAAATATCTTGATAAAACCAAGATAGCAGGAAACAGAATGACTGCTTTGTGTCCTTTTCATGACGATAAAAACGCAAGTTTTTCTGTAGACTTAAAAACAGGAAAATATACTTGTTTTGCCTGTGCTGAAAAAGGTAACTTCACCTCTTTCTATGCTGCTATGCACAATATATCCACAGCAGATGCTTATAAAGCTATTTGTGAGAGTTACAACATCAGTAACCCTGAATTTAAAAAAAAATCTGTATCAAAAAAGGCTAAAACCAAGGAGAATAAGTCGTATACCTTAACCGAGTATAGTATGCAGAAAAAAATTCCAACCGAATGGTTGGAAGATAACTGCAGATTATCAACTGGTAAAGATAGAGATGGTACCAATTACCTAAAAATACCTTATTTTGACGATAGCCTTGAAGAGGTTACATTCAGGAAGAGGTATTCAGATAAAGGTTTTAAATGGAAATATGGAAGCAGCGGAGTAATTCCAATGTATGGAATATGGAAACTACCATATATCTACAAAGCAGGATATGTAATACTTGTTGAAGGTGAATCCGACTCTCAAACATTATGGTATCTGAACAGACCAGCACTTGGTATACCAGGGGCAAGTTTTTTCAAAGAGGAATTTATCCAAAAATTACAAGGGCTTAAGTTATACATTCATGTAGAACCAGACCAGGGTGGAAACACATTCTTCCAGAAGACTTGTGAAAAACTGAAAGAAGCAGAGTTCAGCGGAGAAGTGTACAGATTCTCTTGTTCAGACTACGGAGAAAAGGATCCGTCAGACATTTATATCAAGAATGGCAAAGAAGAAGCTGGAAAAATCATAAAAACCGCTTTAGAAAAAGCTGAAGCTGTTGATATTAACGATATCAAAGAAGTAGTTAAGTCAAGTATTCCAGATGCACCTGTTCAGTTAAGACAACCAACAGGTTACACTTTCAGTGATAAAGGTATTCAAAAATTCACCGAAAAGGAAGGCCAAAAAATAGTCTGCAGAACTCCTATTATAATCACTAAAAGACTTAAATCGTTAAAAACCTTTAGTGAAAAAATAGAAATAGCCTTCAAGAGAGATGGAAAATGGTATAAATCAATTTTCAGTAGATCCACCATATTCCAATCTAAGAATATAACAATCCTTGCAGATTTAGGATGCACTATTACATCAGAGAACGCAAGAGAAGTTGTTAAATACTTACAGGCTCTTGAAAGTGAGAATATGGATATCATTGAAAAGGCTGAAACTACATCAACTTTTGGTTGGCAGAATGATAATACATTTTTACCCGGTTCACAGAACGATAGATTAATAATGGACATTGAGCCAAGCCTTCAGAACTGGGCAGAAGCGTTTGAGGTCAGAGGAACATTACAAGAGTGGATTGATATGGTTCAGCCTTATAGGAATAAATATAAGTTTAGATTTATCCTCGCTGCTACATTTGCTGCTCCGCTTTTAAAAATATTAAAAGTTAGAAGTTTCACAATATACAACTGGGGAAACAGCAAAGGTGGTAAGACAGCAACGCTCAAGGCTGCATTATCCGCATGGGGAAATCCGGAAAGGCTTATGGTCAATTTCAACATAACGCAAGTAGCACTTGAAAAAATGGCTGAATTTTTTAGTGACCTACCACTCGGTGTAGACGAAAGGCAGCTGGTAGGAAACAATAATCAAAATATGATCGAAAAATTCATCTATATGCTATCGTCCGAAACCGGCAAGGGAAGAGGTTCAAAAATGGGTGGATTGCAGACATTGAGCAAATGGAAAACAATCTCACTAATGACAGGCGAGGAACCTATATCACAAGATACCACACAGTCAGGTGTAAGCACCAGAACAATTGAAATATACGGTGGTGCTTTTGATAAGGAGCAGGAAGCAAGTCAGATGCACAGAAACACAGCTACATATTGTGGAACTGCTGGACCTGAATTTGTTAAGAAACTGATAAAAGCAGATAAGAAACAACTTCAAAAAGATTTTGAGGATTTTGTAACAATAATATCTGCAATGGCTACCGAAAAAAACGGTGCTCATATTACTAATATAGCATTAGTAACATATGCTGATGCACTTTTCGAAACCTGGTTAATCAATAAATCAGAAGAAATGAGTGCTGAAACATTTAATAAATCTATGGAAATGGCAAGAGATTTACTAAAAGAGCAGCTACAAAGTGGTAGCGTTGATGTTAATGAATCTGCAAAACAGTTTATTATAGACTGGGTTTTAGCAAACCAGGATGCCTTTAGTGGCTCACAATTTGTACAGAGTTTTGGCCACAGGAACAATGGAATCGTATATATTTATCCTTCAATTTTTAATGATGTATTGAAAAAAGCAGGTTTCTCTCCGAGAAAAACCTTGCGATATTTAGCTGATAACAATTACATCAATGTGGAAATTGTGGGAGATAAAAAGAATTATCAGAAAGTAAGTTGGTATAAGGATAGAGTGAGCAGATTCGTTGAACTTAGATTTGATGAAATGGCACCTACTTATGATCCAATTAACCATGAAAATCAGATTGCAAAAATGCTAAACAATGAGAATTCTTAAGAAAGGAGAATGATATCAATTTCAAAGAAGACAAAAGGTAAGCAATTTGCTATGTATAACAAGTACGGAGAACATTCACATGGGGTTATTTGTGCTGGGTGCTGTAATTGTGTGAGAGTAGGCATTAATGACTTTGGCAGAGCGGTTTGTAAATGTATAGCCTATGGTGATGACGGAACACCAGCAACAAATTGGAACCCCCGTTTTACAGCCTGTGGCTATATCAATATGCCATTTGACGAAACTGAACAGTTACCAGTAATGGGTTCAGCAGGAATCAATCCAACCCATATTGATGATATAATCAACACTCTTGTTTATAAGGGTAACAAAGCATATGAGAAGGGTGATATTTATATCCTTAATAAATGCGAGAATATGCTTAAAGCTATTAACGATTATATTGAACAGAATAAGCAGAACGAAGTAGAATAATGAAATATAATAACCTGCATGATTATTAAAATTGTGCAGATTATGGAGTATGCGTGACATTTTAGAAAGCGAGGTATCAGATAATGCGTGAGATTTTATTTAGAGGACAGACACGAAAAAAAAGGGAAAATAGTTAGATTAGACGGTACTCCTGTCGATTCTAATTGGGTTTATGGAGGTATTTTTCCAAATAACAAAGGCGGAGATTTTGCTATTATTTATCAACAACACCCCAAAATTGAAAAATATACCGTCTATGCTGATACAGTAGGACAGTACACAGGCTTGACCGACAAGAACGGCAAGAAGATTTTTGATGGGGATATAATTCAAAGTTTAGAAACAAAAGAAACTGCTGTTGTGCAATGGTTTCCTGAACATTCCGCATTTATGGTATGGTGCAAATCTTCAAATGAAGTTGGTTTCTTGTATGAATGTACAAAATCAAATATTGAAGTAATCGGCAATATACACGATAATCCAGAACTGCTGGAGGCGGAAGAATGACAAAAAACGATTTAAAAAACTAATGATGTCATTAGGTATTCAGAGAGAAATGAAGTGAATTTTTTGATTGCAGAAATGCATAAAATAAGAAAACCATTATGTTATGGATATTTACTAATAGACATTATCAATTTTATCAGAACTACTATATACGAAAGAGGAGAGGTTGATGAAAGCACGAGTTCCAGTATTGAGTAAATCTCAAAACAAGAAAGCCAAAGCCGAGATTAAAAAAATGGTGGACGAGCTCCTCGAAGAGAAACATGAACAGGCAATGAGAAGGTTTATAAAACTTGCTTGTATTGTTTTAAATGAAGAATTCGGATTTGGTCTTCATAGACTTTCAAAGTTTGTTAAAGCAATAGGCACCCTATCAGAACAGGCCGACACAGACGAAATATTCTGGGAACATGTCGACCGAAGAGTTATAGATCAGCTGGGATTACCTTTTGAACGAGATTATTCAGATGATTAGAGGTGATGAAATACAATGATAGAAATAGTACATATAGTTTTATCGATCGCAGTTATTGTAATCGTATATTGTGGTGGATATAAGACTGGTGCCAAACTCAATGATAGGATTCTGAAATCTTACAGGAATGAGCGTGAGTTCAGAAAAACTTTGGAGAAATCCATTGATTTATTATACGAAACCAATGAAAGCCTTATAAAAGTTAATCGAAAATTAAAAGAAATAAACGATAAGCTGTTTGAAGAGTTAAAAAAGAAAGGATGAGCAAAATGGCAAGTAGAAAAAGAAGCATTTTAAGAGGTATTGCAAAGAAGAATATGGAGAAAGCAGGGTTCCACCGTCCTAATGTTCTTCGCAGAAAGGATTTTGAATGGAGAGATTACGCTCCTCATATTTCCACCAAAAAGAAAAAAAGCAAAAAGGGGGCTTAATTTATGAATGAATTTCCTGCAGAGTTAATAGGATTTGTTTGTGCAGAAGCCATAGAACATTACGGAGATGATATTCAAACTCAAATAGCAATTGAAGAGTTATCGGAACTGATACAGGCTATTATTAAAATGAAGAGAATTGAAAAGCAAATGGAAAATGATGATGACTTCTGGGAAGATAACAACAATGTTAATGTAGCGGAAGCCAGAACAAGCAATCTTCACGAAGAAATAGCTAATGTGGAAATTATGCTTGAACAGCTCAAGATAATCTATGACTGCCATAAAGAAGTTGAAGATTTTAAAGATAAGAAAATCTTAAGACTTCATACCCATATCAGAAGAGAAATTGTTAAGAAAAATGATGATTTATGTAACGGATGTAAAAACAATTACCCTCATTTATTAGGTTGTAATTGTTTATGTAAAATAGAAAAGGAGAATTAGTATGAACAACATTGAAAGATTTAAGGAATTAATCAATTCTATCAACAGACCAGGAGTAGACAAGCTCATGAACTTTATTGAAAAGAGCGACTTCTTCACAGCTCCTGCATCAACAAAGTATCACCTTTCCTGCGAAGGTGGACTGCTTCAGCATAGCCTTAATGTTTACGATATGCTGAAAGCAAAGTCAGAGCAGGAACCATTCACAAGTAAGTTTGCAAAGATTACTGATGAAAACATTATCGTAGTAGCATTGCTACACGATTTATGTAAGACTTATTTCTATAAAGTCAGCACCAGAAACGCAAAGAACGAGCAGACAGGCCAATGGGAAAAGGTGCCATATTACTCAATTGATGATAAGGTGCCATATGGCCATGGTGAAAAATCTGTCATGATGATTGAGAAATATATTCCTCTTACCAATGAGGAAAGATATTCAATCCGTTGGCATATGGGATTTAGCGAACCGAAAGAGCATTATTCAATGTTATCCGCTGCCCTGAAAAAATATCCTCTGTTACTCGCCCTCATGGAAGCAGACCTTGAAGCAAGTTATCTGATTGAGGATAGGGATGACAATAAGCCAGAACCACCAAAACAGGAAATGGACTTTGAACCATGCAACTAAAAAACCTGGAAAAATACAGAACAATTGAAGAGTTACAAACAGCCTTGGGACTTAGTTCCAAGGCTAAAGCCATAAAGTGGGTAAGAGATAATGTGCCAACAGAGCCTTATTTCCAGAGTAAAATCATTAAGTATTTAAAAGAAACCTATCCCACAGCGGTTGTATGGAAACAGAACAACGGAGAGTACAGTTCAATGAACGGTATCCCTGATATTGGAATGGTAATGAATGGCCAATATTTTGGATTTGAAGTGAAGCGACCGTTTACTGGGAAATTAAGTGCAATTCAAAAGAAAACACTTGAGAAGCTCCAGAGAACAGGAGCAATAGTTGGCGAAGTAATATATATATCTGATGTTAAAGCTGTAATGGAACAGCATATTGCGAAAGAGTTGAAGCAGAATGAACAATGAAAAATACCTTAAATTATATCTTGAAAGATATGTGAAAGCTAAAAGAAGACTTAAGGAACTTGAAGAAACTCATAAGGTGATTTTAAATGATTCTAACAGTCCACAATACGGAGCAGGATATAAAGAATTTCCACGAGTGATGTCTTCGTCTGTAAGTGTAGGAGCTGCAAGTTTTTCAATTAAGCTATCTGATGTAGAAGAGAGAATTGCAGTTCAAAAAGATAGACTTAGATTTTTAATCCTGGAAACACTTGAAATCCTTGACTTTTTACCTGCAGACAGCAATGAGCGTTCTGCACTGGAATTGTTTTATATCCAGGATAAAAAAGTAAGCTATTGCTGTTATTCCATGTGCGTATCAAGAACAACCTTCTTTGATATTAAGAAGAAGGCTCTCAATGACCTTCTAAAATATGAGAAAGTAAAACAATTAATTTCAGATTACGAGAAAGCAGAAAGGTTTATGAATATTAACTATGGAAGTTAAAGACATAAAGGGAGCATTGCAGCGACCTGTTGAATATAACGGATCTGATTACATATTGACAGGAGTTATCATAAGACGAAGGGCAAGGACTGACAAGAACGGAAGAATAGGAGAATACTTCTATCAGGCGGAGCTTAAAAGTCTGAAATGCGAAAAAAGTCTTACAATAGCAAGGCTTGACCTTGTAAACAAAAAAAGGTAGCGTTATGCTACCTTTTTATTTTTTGATTTTTTATAGTTTAGGTGTTAGGTGTAAGGTTAGGTGTAAGGTTAGGTGTAAGGTGACAAATGGCTTTGTAATGGGGTTTTTCTTTATACCTTACACCTAATTATATATTATTATAAAAATAATGTTATATATGTGAATTTGTGCATAACTTCGTACAAACACAAATGATTATTTATATTTTAAAATTTAGGTGTAAGGTGTTAAAAATTACATTAAAGTCAATGTTTATCGGAAAAATTAGCATTACACCTAACATTACACCTAAATAAAAAGTGGGGGTTTTAAAGGGTGGGCTATGCTTTTTATACACAAAAAAACAAAACACGCTCACTTTATAACGGGGTGGTTTTCTGATACTCCCTGCTTGTTTCTAAATAAATACAATGATTATCTACATAGAAAAAGAAAACGATTTAATTAATATAATATAAATTACTTTTTGTTATAAGATATATAAGAGGACTAACCACCTGGAGGAGAACATCAATGACAATATAGAACATAAGCAGTATTGATTAAAACACACGCCCTGTTTTTACACCACCATATAAAATACCCCCAAAAGTCAGGACAATATATCAATGAGATTATATCTGTTTTTACACCACCATATAAAATACCCCCCATAAAAGCAGGGGGTACATCACATTATAAAATATTAGAAAAAACTATTGAAACATATTGTTTTATAAAAATTCGGACTGTTTCGGACTTGTTTGTACCCCTGAAATATGATACCCTTATAATTGTAGGAATGTACATAATAGTCTTACACAAGTTTAAAATAAATATTTTGTTTAACATTAAGAACAGAAATGAGCCACAGAGAGGATGGCTGCAGCTGTTCTTTTTTTTATTTTAATAAAAATAAAGTTACAAAATGTATTTATTTTTTAAAATTTATGTATAGGAGAGCAGTTGAACGCAAGGTACTACTGACACCCATGGGGCTAATACGGGGCGAGGAAGG